GCCGTGGATGTGATGAAAGAGTCGCAGCGCACGCAGTCGCAGGAGAAGCAGAACAACGTCCGGACAATCATGGACGCGCTTAAAAACAAACCGGAAGGTAAAAAAGAAGGTAAAAAAGAATGAACGAAAAGATCCTGTCTCACCTCCTTGCGGGATTTCAGGAGGAAATCGACAGTAATGCAAATGCACTACGTCAGGGGGCGGCAAAAGATTTCGCGGAATACAAGCATTTGTGCGGGGTAATTCAGGGGCTAAGCCTTGCACAATCCATCGTTAAAGCCCTTGCGGATAAATTGGAGAATTTTGATGAGTGAAGAGAAAACCGCAGTTACTCAACTGCCCGAACCTAAAGGGTGGAAGATCCTGTGTGCAGTTCCTGAAGTCGAGGATAAGTATGAGTCGGGGATTCTGAAGGCTGATTCTTCTGTGCGTATCGAAGAACACAGCACGGTGGTGCTTTTTGTTATCAAGCTGGGCGACATGGCCTACAAAGATACTGAGAAGTTTCCTACCGGTGCATGGTGTAAGGAAGGCGATTTTGTGCTGACCCGCGCCTATGCAGGTACCCGGATCAAGATCCACGGTCGGGAATTCCGTTTGATTAACGACGATGCTGTTGAGGGGACTGTCGATGACCCTCGCGGAATCAGTCGCGCTGGTTAAGGAGCAATAGATGGAAGAGCAAACTGAATTTGAGTTTCCTGATGAATTGGAAGCTAAAGCCGCCGCTGCACTTGAAAAAGAGGTCAGTGATGAGGTTGAACTTGAAGTTGTAGACGATACCCCCGAGAAGGACAGGGGCCGGGAGCCTAGCGAGCCGCCTTCAGAAGTTACTGATGAAGAGCTTGAGAAATACTCGGAGTCGGTACAGAAACGGATCAAACATATCACCAAGGGCTACCACGACGAACGGCGGGCTAAAGAAGCTGCGGCTCGTGAGCGCGAGGAAGCCGTTAGATTCGCTCAGCAAATCTTTGAGGAGAATAAACGCCTTAAAGGGTTGGCAAATGAGTCGGTTAAATCGGCTGTTGAATCAGAAAAACAGGTCGCAGAAGCCGAATTGGACCGTGCAAGGGTGAAGTTTAAAAAGGCTTATGAGGACGGTGATGCTGATGTTCTTACTGCCGCCCAAGAGGAAATGGCTGACGCAAAGATTAAGATTGACCGCGTTAATAGCCGAAAGTTAAATACCGCTTTACAGGAAGAAGATAATCCGGTATATAATCAGGACATTACCCCCCCGGCTCCTAAACCGGACCAAAAGGCTGTCGCTTGGCGCGATAAAAACCAATGGTTCGGACGGGACGAAGAAATGACCAGCTTCGCGCTGGGGGTGCATGAAAGATTGGTCAAACAGGGTGTTGATACTTCATCTGATGATTACTACGAAAAGCTTAACGGTCGAATCCGCCAAGTGTTTCCAGAAGCCTTCAGAACCGAAGTAGAAGAGGAAAAGCCCAAAAAGGCTAAACCCTCAAATGTAGTGGCCCCCGCAACGCGAAGCACCGCGCCTAAAAAGATCGTGCTGACGCAAACGCAGGTTGCCCTTGCAAAACGGCTCGGAGTCCCGCTTGAACTCTATGCGAAGAAAGTTGCAGAAGAAATGAGGAAAGAAAATGGCTGAGAATCGTACTGACCGTGAAGTTGCTAACCGCGATGCGAATACTCGTGAGAAAAGCGTTCGTCAATGGGCACCTGCCGCTCTCCTTCCTGATCCTAAACCGCAACCGGGCTGGGTTTTTCGCTGGGTCCGCACTAGTATTCTCGGGCAGAATGATCTGACTAATATGTCGGGCAAGATGCGTGAGGGCTGGGAACCGGTAAAAGGTGAAGATCACCCTGAATTGATGCTTGAAACCAATAAAGCAGGTAATGTCGAAATTGGTGGGTTGATCCTCTGCAAAGCTCCTAAAGAGTTGATGGATCAACGCGATGCTTACTACGCCAGACAGACTAAGGCCCAGATGGATTCGGTCAATAACACGTTGATGCGTGATAACGACCCGCGTATGCCGCTCTTTAAAGAGCACAAATCCGAAGTGAGCCGTAGCCGGTTTGGCACTGGAAACTCTAATCTTTAATATGGAGGCCTAAATGGCTCTTACTGCATCCCCTTACGGACTGCGCCCGCTACAGCTTGTTGGCGGTCAGTCTTTTAATGGCGGTGTTATCCGTGAGTACAGTCTCTCGGCTAACAGCGCGTCTAACTTCTACAACGGTGACCTCATTTCACTGAGTTCGGCTGGTCAACCGACGGTTATCGGAACTACCCCGACTGCTATTCAGATCCCCGCGACCTCCGCTAACGCGACCGCCGGTATTATGGGTGTTTGCGTGGGTGTTCGTTACGTCCTGCCCGCTCCTATCAAGCAGCAAATGTTTGGTCAGTATCTGCCCGCCAATGCTATTACCGGCGGTTATTCGGACGTTTGGATTCGTGTTATGGACGATCCGGACGCTCTGTTCCAGATTCAAGGCACTGCGGCTCTGGGTACCTTTAACTCGGGTACTGGCGGTTCGGGCTGGCGTGGTGTGATCGGCAAGAACGCGGCTCTGGACTTCACCACCGCTGGTTCGGCTGCTACTGGCAATTCCGGTGCGGCTCTGCTGGTTGGTGCTAACGGTGGCTCGATTGCTGCAACGACCACTCTGGCAATGCGTATCGTTGATGTCGTCCAAGGCACTCAGTTTGATGCGTTCCCTGAGTTCATCGTCAAGTTTAATCTCGGCGTCCACAGCTACTACAACCCGCTCGGCGTCTAAGGGGACAATTAATCATGGCTATTTCTCGCAGTCAACTACTCAAGGAACTTCTTCCCGGCCTGAACGCCCTGTTCGGTCTGGAGTACGCTCGTTACGGTGAACAGCATAAAGAAATTTATGAGATCGAAACCTCTGAGCGTTCTTTTGAAGAAGAGGTCAAACTCGCTGGCTTCGGTCAGGCTCCGGTGAAAACCGAGGGTTCGGCAATTCAGTACGACAACGCTCAGGAAGCATTTGTTTCGCGCTACACCCATGAAACGATTGCTCTGGGCTTCTCGATCACTGAGGAAGCGTTTGAAGATAACCTGTACGACTCGCTGTCGGCTCGTTACACCAAGTCGCTCGCACGTGGTATGGCGTACACCAAGCAGGTTAAAGCAGCCGCAATCCTGAACACGGGTTTTACTGGCACTGGTAACCCTGTCTACGGTGATGGTCAAGTTCTGTTCTCAACCGCACATCCGCTGGTTAATGGTGGTACTAACTCAAACCGCCCCGGCACCATGGTTGACCTGAATGAGACTTCGCTTGAGGCGGCTGTTATCCAGATCGCTGCTTGGACCGATGAGCGTGGTCTGCTTATCGCTGCTAAACCGCGTAAGCTGATTATCCCGCCCGCACTGATGTTTGTTGCTAAGCGTCTGCTGGAAACTGAACTTCGTGTTGGCACGACCGACAACGATATCAACGCGCTGAAATCAATGGGTTCGATTCCGGAAGGCTATGTGGTTAATAACTTCCTGACCGATAACAACGCTTTCTTCCTGTTGACCGACGTTCCGAATGGCCTGAAGCACTTTGTTCGCACGCCGATGGCTACCGGACAAGACGGCGATTTCGATACCGGAAATATGCGCTTTAAGGCCCGCGAGCGCTATTGCTTCGGAGTTTCTGATCCGCTCGGTGCGTGGGGTTCAAGCGGTTCGACCTAAAAAGTCCTTGTAAATTAAGGGTTTAAGGGGGCTTCGGCCCCCTTTTCTTTTGTAATATCCTCGCCATTGATAGCGGTTTGACCTACAAGGCATTGACATGACAGGTTTTATAACCTACACTACGTTGATGTTCCTCTGAGGTCCGTATGCCGAAGCAACTCCCGCCTGAAAACTATCTTGCCCGTGCGCAGGCCACACACAAAAACCATTACTCCTATGACATATCGACGTTTCGTAGGTTAAAAGATCCCGTTGCGATTATGTGCCCAACACACGGCGCATTTTCTCAACAACTTGGGAACCACCTATCAGGAGCCGGATGCCCCCAGTGTGCCGGTAGAAACGTAGATTGGATCGAACGCTTCCGAACCGTTCATGGGGGTCTATATGACTATTCGCGTGTTGTTTATGTCGGGCACCAAGATAATGTAGAGATAATCTGCGGAGTTCACGGACCGTTCTTCCAAACCCCGGATAACCACTATCGGGGTCACCAAGGATGCCCTAGTTGTAAGGGGGCACGGATAAGGGCTTCAAAGCAGCTTCCGGTGGAAGAGTTTATCCGGCGGGCGACGGCAGTCCACAACGGGCGATATTTATACAACAATGTCCAGTTCACCAACGTCCTTACCGGCGTTATGTCTATCGTCTGTCCTATCCACGGAGAGTTTCGGCAGTCCCCCGTTAATCACCTAGCGGGGAAAGTTGGCTGTACCAAGTGTAACCACATGAAGTCAAGAGGCGAAGCCGCTGTCGCGTCTTACTTAGCTATGTTTACACCTACTATCAGCCGCGACCGCACGATCCTTAAGCCAAAAGAGATAGATATTTACCTGCCAGAACAAAAAATCGCCGTTGAATACTGCGGTATGTACTGGCATTCTTTTGGAGATACAAAGGCGGAAAAGGAAGGTA